GTCTATGACAGGAACATTCTGCTCTAGTCCATGATTAAACATAACATCATAGTGACTGACGTTACCTTCTTCATCTAAAGTATGCTGTTCTTTTAAACAATTACCAGCACCCCATTCTGGATGTTCTACTTTAGTAGCACATGAATGCTTTACCTTTTTTATTTCTGGTTTACCTTCTTCACCCTTTGGTTCCGCAAGTTTCATACCAGGTGCATCACCACCACCTACGCCATCAGCACCAAGACCTTTCACGTCTGTGTTTGCCATCTTAGCAGAGTAATCGTATCTCCAATTTTCATCGAAACGATTATAGTTAAATGCTTTTGGATTGTTTAAGTTATCAGCAACTAAATCTGCTAAACTTTTTTCCTCGTGTTTATCCATCTTATCAATAGGTGTTTTGTTTGGAATAGTTTCTTTCACTTTGACTGTGTTAGTTGGTTTTGATACCTTCTGACCAGGCGTAATGCTCATCGCATACTCGCGATAAGCGTCAGTACCAATCTCAAATACTTCTTTAATATCTTTTATCCAACTGCGGAACTTTGTGTTTTCTGCAGTTAGGCATAAGACGTAGTTAGGACCTCTTCGGTGTATTCTTCCTACTTGTCCTTGCTCAGTTAAAACCCACTCACCTGTTTTGTAGACTTCATTCTTATAGAACTTATCTTTAGTGATGTTTGCTTCCGCAACCTTGGATTTCTTTGTGAAGTCTGCGAGACTTTTCATTAATATAGATGTACTTATCAAGTTTATTTATACAACTAAGGCATGTTTGCTTGAATTTCTGCCATTAACTTCCGCGTTTCATTATCATTCAATGCTTTTGGTATACCTTCTCTGAAAGATTTGAAGTCTCCTGCAACTGCTGCTCTCCGCATTTTTGTACCAGAAATAGCGAACGTATCACCGTCAGCATCACGCTCTCCTGATGACATTACCTCTAGTTTACGAAAGTAAAAGTCTCTACCATTATACTTTTTGACCCACTGCATTGCTTGCACTCTATCAGAACCCACAACAAGCATACAGTCATCATATCCTTGTGCCTGTAACTCTGTCAAAACTGCAACAGGGTCTTTAGGTCCGCTCCTAATATGCTTTGACATAGATGGAAACATTTTCTTTGCATAATATAATTTTCTGTCTGGTGGTAAAGGATTATTTCCTTTCTTATCTACTGTCTGTGACAGATATATGTACCAATCACACCCCTTAGCAGTGTTCTTTACTGCCTTAAAATTCTCAGCATGACCTATGGTAGGAGGTTGAAACCTACCGAAGGTAAAATACACGCATTTATAATCTACTATTTCCATTGCTTGGACACCGTAAAATTATTGTATGAAAATTCAAGTCTGTTGACTATCTTAATCATATCTCCTTGATGATGTAGAACATATCCCTCAGGACCTGTTACTTTGTACCCATTATCAGTTAGAACAAAAGTTCTAAAAGTTTCTAGTTGATCTAGTTCCTTAATTACTATATCTTTAGCACCTTGCAGTGCCCTATACAACTTAATCATATTGAGAAAGTCATTCTTATGGTCTTCAAAAAATGTAAGACCAGTGTATAGTAATTCTCTTTTAGGAGTTTTGTTTTTAACTTTATCAATCTCCTTTTCCATCTTTTTTTTGTAGAAAGAACCATAGTTTTTCCATGTTCCTATAGCATCAGTGATTGTACCTGTTTTAATTTCAGAGTTAAAGAATGGTTTTAGGTATGATGCGATATGAAACTTCTTTTCACCAGTTGTACCACTATTACGTACTAATTCATCTAGAAATTTACCAGAAGATTTACACATTTTTTCTATCATGTTCACTTGAACATCAAAGTTTTTTAGTGATGACGCTGACATGTTAATTTGATCCATTGGGGTGTCATTTTTGATGACTGCTACATCACCAACCTTATTGAAGGCATCAACGTTAGCTCCACCACCAGCAGTAGAAGTTTCTAATGTAGATCCACTGTAACTTGTATGAAATACCACCCCTATTTGTGCTGCAGATACTTTCTTACCCAACTCATGGTCAACTGGTATACCATATGTAATAGTATTAGGACGAAATGTTATTAAATCTTCTCCGTTTACTCTTTCTAATTTCTTATCTTCTTTCGTAAACATCAAGTCACCCTGTATGATACCCTTTATACCCAGTTTAGAGAAGTATCTGTAGGACATCTTTAATTTTACATTCAAACCTGGTTGGTCTGGGTACAGAACATCAACATCACGTTCACTAAAACATATCTTGGGGTTTGTTTTATTAAATACAGACTTATTTCCTACAAAAAACATACCACTTTGGGGGTCTGTACCACATACTACGGAGGGTGCACCATCCCACTTAGTTTGCATGTATGCGGAAGAGACATCTTTACCTAACATCTTAGTCAACTCATGTAAAAAACGGGTTGCTGCCATACATCCTTCAGTTCCATAGTTGAGCATCTCATCCTCAAGATGCTCTAAGTGTTTTAATTGTACTATATTTGCCATTAGTCGTTCACTTCTGTATACATGCTCTCACCCTTCATCTTATATGCAGACTGTAACTTGTCTGGATAAACTCTGTTAGGATCTGCAGAACTTCCTGAGGCAGATGTGTTTCTAATGTTGAACATCATGTCCATTTGTGGAGTTGTTAAGTGAATATTGATACGTTTTGCACCACCTGTCTCACCACCATATGCTATTCTCACACCAGATGGTTCAGATGCTGTCTTTAAAAACTGTTCCGTAATTTCAAAATGTTTGATTGTGCTTCTCATCTGATGTACATAGTAATATCCATACCCAAGTGACCCCTTAATCAGTTCTCTTAGTAAAGGTCTATTATAATTTGGTGAACTATCCTTTTCCGAATAGGTTCTACTACCACTTTCAAATTCATTAAAGGTTGCACACAATTTATCATTGTCTAATCCAAATGTTTTCATTAATGCTAGACCATCTAACTGTTTAATCTCTCCTGCTTTTATTTCATCTACAGGGAATACACTAGTTTTTAATCCAAGGTTAGATAAGTTTGTTGTACCACTAGTTTTAAGTGAAAGATAGTACTTTCTTGTCTTACCATCTTTACAGTCTACCTCCAAAGTTAAATCAGTAACTGTAGCACCTATGTCATAACCCTTGCTTGGAGATGCATCTCCTATTTGCCAATGATTATTGACTAATTTCATTGGTCTTTTCTTATTTTCTGCACCCTCTGCAATAATCTTTACTCCTGTACAATCTTCCAACTTATAATGCTTAACTAAATCCTTAATAAATTGACTATATTTTCCTGATGTAGTATTATTCTCAATCCAGTCATCAAATCCCTTCTGTAATTGTATTTCAAACAATCCACCTTGGTTTCCTAGTCCTCTATTACCTCTACTACCTTCACCAAAATCAGGTTTTAATTTTTCAATACTGAGTTGTCTCTTAATATCTCGGATGGTAAATTCATTTTGTAATGCTCTGCGTATTTTAACAATACTTCTATTACTCGGATCAAATGCAAGCGGTTCATTTATTTCAGGATATTTTTCAGTGAGGTGACTATACAATAAGATAGCATCAGAAGCAGCATCACCCATGTGACTTGCTGCAGACCTTGCTTCTGCGTGTGTTGATGGTATGTTATTGTATGCCATTCTATTATTTAGAATTGTTTCCAGTATCTAGAGGGTAGTAAACCCGCTTCACTATCAGTTCTGTCCTTAAGACTTAGAACGATATCACCAGCGAGACTAATTCGTCTATGTTCTCTGGGTTCTGGAGTAGTATAATGTTCAAGACTACTAGGAAACATAATAAGATGCTCAGGTTTAGGGTGTATGACATATCCGTCTCCATTATTGTACCTATTTTCTGTAATAAATTTGAAAGCATCTCCAAACCATTCGTTGGGATTCTTCTTGTGCAAGACTAATGGGTCACCTGGTGTTTGAATGTAGTAAACAAATGATATATGTGAACAAGAATGATAATGCACTGGTAGAGTTTGTTTAGGGTCACATATAGTGAAC